TTGATCGCGGTCGATGATTTTGTCGGTGGTTTCAGTCATTTTTGTGTGAAGATAAGATTTGATAAGTGACATGAATCAGCAGGAACATGCCATTGCAGAATTGAACAGTTGAGGGAGCATAGATTCGTCGGTTACTTGATAACCATAACCCTCAACACGAGATTCAACCTCACGAGTGAAATCTTTCTTGTTGATGTAACTCTTAGACTGAGTTCCACCCATGAAAGTAACAACTTTGAGCATCAGACGATTGTGAATCCCACCATCAGCAAATTTGACAGGGTAGAAGTCAACAACCATGTTACCATCTTTGGAAGTGAGTTGCATAACCAAAAAACGTGCTTACATTACATGGACACTTTCAAGGGCCCACTATTCATTACCCACCTACAATCGGATTAACTCCGATAATCTTTGCTCTAGGATTGCGGGCAGTTGCTGTTACCTTTGCATCCTGATAGTTTGCTGCTTGTACTTCTTCGGTGAAAACTTTGCCACCAACGTAAAGCTTTACTTCCCATTTCATGATACTTTGACCTCGCGGATTTGTGTTACAATGTTACTCAAACTGTCGATTGCTTCATTCATCGCACTGCGAGAATAACCAGCAGCAAAGGGATACTCAAGATCGGGATTCTTCCGTCTTTCTTCATAACTTGCATTTTCAACAGAATAACAAACATTCACGGCATTTGTCAATCTATCAATGATAGAAATTAGTTGATTGTCGATGTTCATCAGTCGTAAGGAAAAAATGAGGAGCAAGTGGAAGATGTTGTGTAGGGAATCTCTTCTTCCCCACCAAACATTTCATAGTAAAGTTCACTGAAGATGGCGAAATCATCGGGAGTTTCCATGTTCCAGATCTTCAGGATTTCGGAGTAAGTGTTGTTCATACTACTGGTACACTTTAAAGGGCCCACTATACTTTACCATGTTTTCTCCATGATAAAGTTTGCTCGGGAAAACTCCTCACGGTCAACAACTTTGAAGGTGCCATATTTGTTGTCGATAACATAACCTTCATGCAGGGACATTTCATCACCAATCATACAAACAATGTCATCCAGTTCTTCAATGTAGCAGAACAAATCATCCTTGATAGATGATACGAGTTTCCACAATCGAATCAGGTTGATGTCACAATCTGTTTTTTCTGCAATTTCATTTTCATTCACGGCATTTCCATCGCGGATGCAGTCATTGATTGCTTTTTTGATTTTTGTTGCTTTGTTTGGAGTGACAAACTCACATAGTAAGGACATTTGCTTGGCAAATGCACAAACATCAGCAATATCTTCGCGATGCTGACTCAATGAAACCTCAGGTTGCACAAACAAGCACTCATCAGTGCTGCTCAGCTTTCCAACAAGAGGGAATGAAATTGCATTGCGGAGATCATCTTGTGCCACATAAAATGTATGCGGTGCAACAATAATATCTTCGGAGATTATTTCAGGGAAGAGATAAGTGATTGTGTTGGGACGATAAGTAAGACTCCCACCATAACCAATAAAATCACCTTGAATGATAGAATCTGTGCGAGGAAGACAATCAAAGCAAGCATGAAGAATACGCGCAACTTTACCCTCATGGTTCTTATCAATTTCTTCATGTGAATGATTGATCTTGATTTTTACTTTGTTGAATACAGATTTGGTCCCAACGAACCACTTACCATTGGCAGGATTAGTCCCCCAAACAATAGCAGGAGCACCATCAATTTTGACTGAGATAGTGCTACCAGACTCAGAAAACCAATCCAAAACAGAAAGATTTCCAGTCAGAATAGAATCTTCAGGGTGTTCGATGTGAGTGTTCTTCATACCATTACAACAGTTTAGAGGGCCCAGTTAGATTTAACTTTAACTATAATTTTCCATATATTCATCAAGGGTGTAACCTTCATCATCAGTTCCTGTTTCTTCAATCAATTCTTCAATCGTAAGTTTCTCCATTTCAGCACGATATTCACTTGCATCAAGATCCACTTCAGGATCGAAATCATCATGACAAAGATATTCCCATTCTGCACAAAGTGCATCAATTAGTTGTTCTTTAGTGTAATTCATACTACTAAGTGTGAGTAACAATAAAAAAAGAGAGGATTGCTCCTCCCTTTATATTTACCGATCAATCGCAGAGTAGTATGCTTTGTCGGTAATAACATTTAAGAGAAGAGAAAGATCTTCTCCCAGTTTTTTCACTTCATAGTTGTGAATGTCAAGACGTGCTTTGAAATCTTCAAACAAAAGTTCAAAGGTAGCAGCATAGTCTTCACGTTTCATAACAACAGAAGGACGAGTCATAAACGAATCATGTGCTTACACTATAGGAACACTTTAGAGGGCCCAGTTAGATTAAACTGGAAGTTTGGCAACTGATTTACCTTTACTGTGTTTCTCAATAAAGTTTAGCGCAGACTTACGATTGCGACATGTTTTGAGTTGTTTACCTTGATGAATAATCATCAGTTTAGTATCACTACCAGCTACAGGTATGGCAGCATACATTAGTGGGTCAGTATATTTTCCCACAGTAAATCCCATTTCAACATTCTTGGGTTCAAGAATACTACTATTATTCTCCGTGATTTTCATAACAAATTAGTTTATTCAGGGTTGATAATGTGATGCTGGACGATCTACACCTTTTCTCAAATCTTTTTCTAATCTCTTACCTGCTCTCACCATCTTTTTCTTCTCGTCTCTTGTATATTGACGCTTGGTGGTTCTATCAATCTTTTCACCAGTTTTTGCTTTTGGTGTTGATTTCTTTGCAAGAAGTTTAGTTGCTGCCTTTTCTGTATCCTTTGCAGATGGTGCTGATGTTTTTGATGCAGTTGCACCAGATTTCTTTGCTGCTGCTCTTGCTTTCGCTGCAGCTCTTCTCTCCGCCTTTACTTTATCAGCATAGGATTGTTTAACCTCAGCAGAACCTCTTTCTTTCTCAGGTTGTTGTGTTCTTGTTTCGGAACTACGTTGACTGCCAACGTCAGAACGTGTTTTATATCTCTTTGCAGCTACTCTTGTGCCACCTGGACCTAACTTAGTGCGGCGAATTTCAGGATCACTTTTGCGTCTATCAGATCCAACACGTCCACCCTCACCAGATTTTCTGATTTGGGAAGAACCCATTACATCTTTATCATAAACTTCAGTAATAAACTCTGCAAAAGTTTTCATTTGAATGGAAAGATTACCTCTCTTTATTTATTACAATAAACCCCTGGTGCTCAAATGTCAAGCACCAGGGGTCACTTTCTCAACTGTCTTCCTGCTCTTGTCCCTTCTCCTTTTCTTTAGTCACCTTTGGACCAATTTGAACTCGATTAGTTTCATAGAACCAATTAACTCTTTCCCTCCTAGCTTGAAGAAGCATTTCATATTGTTCTTTCTGATCTTTAGTGAAAGAATAGTTTTGTTGCTTCCAAGTTTGCTTTAGTTCATTAAGATGAGGCAGGACGTTGACAGTATCAGTGGGAAAATTCATTTCAGTAATCAATTTTGGAGTTGAGGTATTCATTCATGTTGAACTCTTGTTCTTCTTCAATCAGATCAGAAAGATCTTCATAGGGATCGAAGTTGACAAGTTCTTCGATTTGTTGTTCAGTCAAATAGTGATTCATTTGAGTGTGTCTTACAATAGTGGAACATTTTAGAGGGCCCAGTTTACTTTACCAAGATTTGAAAATCCTTACATCCTTCTGTGGTTTTAATCTTTTCCCACCAAATACAATCTTCAATTCTCATAAAAGTTGCAGATTGTCTAGAAAATCCTTTTTTCTTTGGTTTTGTGTAATTAACCTGATACATTCTCTCTAGATTTAATAAATTCAAGTTCTTTCCAATACTGAGGATAACAAACAACTAGACAGTGAATCTTCTTGTGTTTCTCTGTTTTTGTGTACTCACATTTGGGTTTGTCTTTTACACCAACTTCAATCGTAATGTAATACTCACTTACAAAATAAACCCATCCTTCAGTGACTCTTCCTAGAGAATCTACCCATCTCACATAATCATTAACTTTTGGTGCGTAAGTCATACAAATGCCAATTCTAATGGTGTTAGATTGAGTTGCATAGCTGTATAGGGACGGGTATTTTTAATCTCTATCGAATCTCCTTGCTTGGTGGAGTTAATAGGTGCGAAATACCTTCCCTGTTTTGTGTTGTAGAATCCCCAAATACTCTTTGCAATAGCACCATTGTTGAAATTGAATTTACTATGATTGCAAATCCAAATAGAAACCACATTACGTTTATGTTCTTTAACTTCATAAGAGTACCCTTTTGGTGGTTGATGAGGGAAATCATGAGGCAATTCAAGCGGCATCGTCATCAACAATTAGAGAATCATCAGGTAGATTGTTTGCTCTAGTCTTCATTCTATTCAGTTTAGATACGTTCCATCCATTTGCTTCTGCATCATGAACGAGACCATCAAGTTGTTTGCGTTCACTTTCAGTGTGATAATGTCTATGATTGTTCATAATTACCTCAAATTTGAATAGTTTAATTATACCACATTATTGCTCACGAACGACACGAAGCCTTTCGGGATTGCAACCTTGTTTAAGAAGATATTCATACATTTCTTTTGTTTTTTCTTGAGTCATTTTCACAGCGGTTGATTCTGCCAGTTCCCAACCAGATGTTCCTAATTCTTCAATGCGATAAAGATTTTCCATGATCAAGTAGTGAACTCCTCTACAATAGTTGACTCAACTTGCTCTGACAAAGCATAAGTGCGTGACTTCAAAATGTTTTCACGAAGATTTCCATAGTATTTTTGATTAAAACCATCATCACTGTCAGTGATAAGGTTGAAACATTCCTCATCACTTTCAGCAATTACATTCCAAAGACCACCATACTCACTAGAAGGAAATGGAATAAAATGATCCACAATGTAGAAAAACTTTTGTGTCATTGTTTTGAGTAAATTACTCCTCGATTTTAGGATAAACAGATTTGTTAGTCAAGTTGCAGAGTTGTCTTTCCAACTCACATTTGATGGATGACAGTTTACACCAAAGATATTGTTTATATTCATTATCCTTAGTGAGTTGTGTGATCCCATCTACTTGATATAAAGCAAGTAGAAGTTTTGTTTCCTCATTCATGATGTAAAGAACTCTGCGATATAATAATCGACAGTGATTTCAAGTCGTGCAGCTTCTGCCTCTGCTTCTTTCCAGAACTGCTCTGCAGCCTTTTCAAGTTCTTGTTCAGTCATTCTTTTCGATCTGTTTGATGAGTTGTTCTAGTTGTTTCATTACACCTTTTGATGTAAATGCTCCTGTTTTTTCTGTGCGAAGTTGCATTTCATCTTTTACCTTTTCAGTAATAGATGCATGACTTTCATGTTCAGATGGGTGCATCATCAACTTCTTTGTTTCATTCATACAGAACTGAAGTTGAAGAAGTTCTCGATCAGTAAAGTTAATCATACAGCAAGTGCTCCAGAAGGGATTTCAGTAAGTTCAGGTTCTTTATCACTGAACTGATTCATATCATAGCAGATCCAGCCTGCACTCGTAAAGATGTAAGAGAACTCTTCACCATCAGAGAGAAACTCTTCACGGGTTTCATCATAGCGAGGAGGGCAATCCTCACCACGTTGAGAATAATACTGAGGACCATATTCTTCAGTCTCTTTAATCTCCTTCACATAAGGAGCAAGTTGCTTACCAGTCCAACGCTCATTTGTCCATGCACAAGACATATCACCACCATCAATCAGATCTGCTGCCTGTTGACGAGA